TATCATCAAGTACGACGCTCGCGCTGGCCGCGTCTTTCGTGTCGATAAGGTTGACAGCATCTCGACGCCCGTGGATATCACCAAGAAGTTTAAGGCTGTCTTTGACTTTGAGAACATCGAAGTCGGGTACATTAACTTTGCAACTGGATCGGCGCCTGACTTCGTCATGGTTCCGCTTGGCTCTCCTCTGCCTGCATGTCCTTCGGAGAATCACAAGCAGGGCATGAGGATGACGGTGAAGCTTGGCAAGGAATGCGGCAGCGATTGCCGCGAGCTTGCAGGCACGTCAGGGGCGTTCCTGGCGAGCATGGAGAAGCTTCACGATGACTACCTTGTTGGCCTCAAGGATAACCCCGGCAAGCTGCCTGTAGTATCGCTGACCGATACTGTGGCGATTGAGAGCGGATCCGGCGCCCGCAAGTCAACGAACTATCGCCCCGTCTTTGACATCGTCAGTTGGGTTCCTCGCCCCAGCGAGATGAGCGGGAACGCTCGTGAGGCTGAGCCTGTGAGGGCTGTGCCGCCTTCGACTGGCTCTTCTCGCGCTGCACCTCCGCCTGTTGGCCGCACGCCTGAGCCTGCCGTCGCAGAGGAAGAAGACTTTGGGTAAAACCTGGGGGCGCCTTCGGGCGCCCTCTCACAATCAAGGAGTCCAAATGCGTTTCGAACTCATCATGAATATGCCGACCACAAAAGGCGTTCTGATCCAGAGGTGGATTGTAGAACATCCATCTTCAAGCCTTGAGGTTTTCATCGACGAACTGACTGAGTTCGATTTTGTAATCGTCGAAGAGTTCTTTCCAGATGAAACAACGAAATCCTACAAAAGCCATGGCTTTGCAGCCGTAAACTGCCGATACATCGGCAAAGTAAAACAATGGGAACGATAGAAATGAAACACAAGGAAGTGCTCTACAAATCAGCAGAAATCCTGAATGACCGCAATGCAATGTATGGCGACATCAAGGATGTCTTTAGACATGCAGCTCAGATAGCCTCTCTGATCAGCGGAAAAGACTACGTCGAATATGACATTTCTGTGGTGATGGAGGCAATAAAACTGGCTAGACGCCGTGCAAACCCTAAGCTTGCCGACCACTACATCGACAATATAAACTACACTGCGTTTTCGGCGCAGTTTGCCCTAAACGATGATGAAGGAGAGAAACCCGCTGCCGTGGCAACGCAGCCTGAAGAGGATGTTCCATATGCACAAACCATCAGCGTACACTTTGACGGCGCTAGCACTAGCGTCATCGCCAGCCCTAGCGAATGAGGAAGATACTGGATCTTTCTTTCGCCAAGAAGCGGCCAAGAAGGAAGCTGCAAGCCTCACGAAGATCGCCGTATCTCAGAAGCAAAAGATAGTGGTTGATCAGATTGCAAGGGTTGTCAGGCAAGAGCTTGGCGAACAGTGGGTTGAAAGCGCTCTGAAGATCGCGAAGATTGAGAGCGGCTACAACTGCAAGGCGACAGGTCCAAAGACCCGTCACGGTAACGCAAAAGGTGTCTTTCAGATGATGGACTCGTCTGCCAGGGCTCTCGGTTTTGACCCTGCAAAAATGCACGATTGCAACGAAAACATCGCGGCAGGCGTCGCGCACATGAAGGTCTGTATCTCGTATGGCGTAAAAGACCCTCGAGGCATGGCCGCCTGCCACGTTGCTGGCTGGAACCATTGGAATGTAAAACTTGCTCGTCAGCATGAGCGATACAAGCAGCAGTACATTCGGATGGCGTCAGCATAACCTGGGGGAGCTTCGGCTCCCCCTAACCCAACGAGACCAAGATGGAAGGAAAACATGGGATACTCAATCTGACATGGAGAACATGCAGGTTCATAGTTAACGATGACACGTCACGCCCAAACTACTGCTGCGAACCAATCTCACGCCGCTCTTACTGCGAACATCACGCCAAAATATGCTACCTGCCTAAACTGAAAATTAACTTGTCTGAGTTAGCGTCCTCGCGTACAAAGAGAGGGCAATCAAATGATCCAGACCAAGCTTAGAGCAACCATCAAAAACCGAGACCATCTCCCAGGCACATGGGAGACGCCAATCAACCCAGACGGTGAAGAGGCGGCAAAGTACATCGACAACATGATTGAACATGTCGGGCAAATCATTAGGATTGCCTTGGAACATGTGGAGGATGAAGACGTAAGGAAGCAATTAAGGAAGCACGCCTATGCAGCAATCAAAGGAGTCCAAAATGAACATGAAGCAGGCGACCTACTGGGAAGCACAAGAGCGCCGGTGGCACGAAAAGTATATTGAGCTTGAGGGCATGACCGACAAGCTTGAGACGAGGATATGGGAGCTTGAGAACGCGCTCCGCACCGTTTCTGAGATCAACAACAAGCGCGACCGCTTCAGCAGCGAGATCGACGCTGTCATCGTGAAGGCCCTGGGAGGCGTCAATGACTGATGGAACAAACCCACGCAATGTATCCAATAACGAACTATGGCGAAGCCTTAACTCTGCGCACAAAACTATCAAGTTTTTGCAGGAGGAGATCAAGCACCTGAAAGAGCAGATTGCAGTCATCCCGCTCAAAGAAGTTATGCCCGAAGAATGCCCTGACACCGAACTTTATGGTGTTCCATGCGTATATTCTGGAAACAAAATGTGGCCATGGCCGACGGAAGATGTGGTGCTGTATGCGGCATTAAAATCGTTCAAGGAGAAAAAAAATGACTGACATTCGCATGGAGCTTCACAACCACTACAAGGCTGTCCGTGCCAGGCTGAATGGCACGCCGGTCAAGCCTGAGCCAGAGCCGAAGAAAGAACTTGATCCGGTTGTGGTGTTTCCTACGCCGCCCCTGATGGCTATGGAGGAGCTTAACGACGCCAGGATGCTTTACGGCATGCCTTGCTCGTATGAGACGAGGCAGCTAATCCTGCCTGTCCTCAAGAAGTATGAGATGACTTGGGCCAAGGCCATGACAAAATCTCAGAAGGCGCGATTTGTCAGGGTCCGGTGCGAGATTTATATCGTTCTGAGCGCCAATGGATGGTCGCTGAACCAGATCGGTCGCATGTGCGGTGGCCGAGATCACACCACCATCTTGAACAGCCTGAAGAGGTTCGCCAACAACTATCTCACCGATCTTGAGAAAGAGGTGGCGGACATCTGCGAAATTGATCACGTTCGTTATAGCTATTGGAAAATGAAGCTGAGGGACCATGCGTACTCTTGAATCTGCTCTTTGGGTTGCGGGCGTCTACGCATTGACGCTCGTGGCGTTTCTTCTAACGACATATACGGAGCATTGACCATGAGCGATGATCTTGTGAGGCAACTGCGACGAAACTTCACTGATAAGGTGTCAATATCAGCCGCCGACCGCATCGAGCAACTGGAGGCGGCGTTGCGGGAGATAACTGACCTTACAAAAACCCGTCACCACAAGATCATTGCGGACATTAACCTGATAGCCCGCAAAGCACTGGAGGGGGAAGAGTGATCCATTATCATGGAACACCAATCACGCCGATTAGCGCACTGCTTGAGCTTCATGGGAGGCACTTCTGCGTCAGTCATGCTGCACCAGCGGACGTTGCTCGCTGTCATCAGATTGGGCAATCTGTGATGCTGGATAATGGCGCTTTCTCCGCATGGAAAACGGGCAAAGCCGTTGATTGGAGTGGCTATTACGCTTGGACAGACAAATGGCTCGACTGCCCTACGACATGGGCGGTCATCCCAGATGTTATTACAGGTTCTGACGAAGATCAGGATGCTCTCATCGCTCAGTGGCCTCACGCGCATCGTGGCGTTCCAGTTTGGCATATGCACGAGTCCATTGACCGGCTTATTCGTTTGACGTTGGAGTGGCCAAAAGTCTGCATAGGATCGTCAGCGCAATATGCTGTTGTTTTGTCCCCCATCTGGGTTAAAAGAATGGACGCCGCATGGAATGCGGTAGAGCGCCACCATCGCAGAACTCCTACGATACATATGCTTCGTGGCATGGCGTTAAGTGGGCGCGATTGGCCGTTTGCTTCGGTAGACAGCACAGACATAGCCCGCAATCATCATTTAGCGCACAATTCACCTCGCAAGATGGCTGATAGATGGGATGGTGTTCAGTGTCCTCATAAATGGGTCCAGAGGCCCGAACAAATGGAGATGATCTGATGATGATAACGCATGAAGTAACGGTCTATGGTCATTGCCCGGTCGACGGTAAAAACGACTCTTATGATGTAACTATTAGCACAATGAGGCTTCTCAAAGTTGAAGATATATTATTAGCCATCAACGGATTGAATTGGCCACTTTTTCAGGAGACCATGACGCAGCAACTTGCTGATGTGCTTGGGTGCCATGTCAAAAGTGTCGGTTATCATTCTGGCATTAAAACAACATGTGAGGTGTGAGATGACTGAAGACGAAGACCGCCAAGCCGACGAGGTAAACATCGCCTTCCAGATGGGCGCTGAATGGCAGAAAAAGCAATCAGACTCCGCATGGAAAGGCATCCATGAAGGCGCTGTGCTGGCGATGCAGGCGCGGATCAATGAGCTTGAGGCGGCACTAAAGAAGATTGAATGTGAACGTGGAACGATCTGCATTTGCTATTTCGCTAGCAAAGCACTGGAGGGGAAAAATGGATGAACAAGCAAAACGAGAACGAAT